CATCAAGCCAAGTGTTGGTTGGTATCAAAAGATTGATCCAGAGACCGGTGAAGTACTTGATAAGAAATATCGTATGGCCGATACCGACACCAAAGAATTTTGGTTGCCAATTCTTAAGTCCAAATCTTTTAGAAATTATATCGAAGAAAACTATATGATCACTAGTGATGAACAAATGGTCAAAAATGAAGATTTGACCGACATCTATAAAGAAATGCAATAATATATTTGGAGATAATGAATGATTGAAGATGTTATTTTTTCACATCTACTACACAATGAAGACTATACTAGAAAAGTTATTCCATTTCTTAAATCAGAATATTTTCAATCTAGAGTCAATAAAATATTGTTTGAGCTAATCAATAACTATATTACAGACTACAATAGAATCCCCACCAAAGAGATTCTGGCCACTAGAATTAATTCCCTAGATAACCTGTCAGAAAATGAATTTCAGTCTTCCACGAGCTTCCTGCAGACACTAAAAGCAGATTCCAACACAAGTCTAGATTGGCTTGTCGATGAGACAGAAAACTTTTGTCAAGAACGCGCAGTCTATAATGCTATCATGGATTCAATTAAGATCATTGACAAAAAAGATCCAAAAAGAAATAAAGGATCAATTCCGGAAATTCTACAAGAAGCGTTAGCAGTTTCTTTTGATACTAATATTGGACACGACTTCATTGGAGATGCAGATGCTCGATTTGATTTTTATCATCATAAGGAAGAAAAACTAGAGTTTGATTTAGAATACTTTAACGCAATCACTAAAGGTGGTATTTCTAAAAAGACTCTTTCATGTATCTTGGCATCATGCGTGCATCCAGACACTAAGGTAAAGATTAGATACCGTAAGATCGCTTAAATATAAGTTCTTTTACCGTTTACCATTAAAAGCCTTTTGCCTTTTCTTTCGGTAGATGAACCTTTTTTCTTATTAGTACCAGAACCAAGTTTCCATCCGTCTACTAGATAATTTTCTATTTCGGATGGAAACACCCGAATTCTTTTTCTATCTTTATTCATCCATTTTTTGCCGGTATGCGATTGACCACCTAGACTGCACCATTCTGATTTATATTGTGGATCATGCAGGCCGGTTTTTTTCTCATATGATATTTTGCCACCAATAGAACCACCCATTGATGCACGTTTTTTTCTGCCTTCTTCTGTAGACCACCAATAGAATGAATTTGTATCATCAGATTGTTTTTGTGATTCTAGTCCTTTGGTTGACCATTCTAATTTAGTCTCTTTAGTATGCTTGTCAGAATGAAATCCTATACCATTATCTCTACAGAAAAATCCAATAAGTTTTCTTTGTGCAACAGACAGTTCTGCTCCAAGCATATGCATAGCTCTTAAGTCATTTGGATTTTTATATATCTTCCATAAAAGGAAATGTGCTAGCACGTGCTCTCTTACTGTAAGATATGTCAAGTTTGTTTGTTCATCTGTACCGCCCATATGTTTGGGTACAATATGGTGTTTATGTAGTCCAGAACCTGATTTATATTCAGATTTTAGTTTACTTTTAGATGAACATAGGTTATAATAGATAGATAAGTACACTGCTGTTGCTCCATATTAGTAATAGAGTAGGTGGGATTCTGGGGAGTCTCCGCGACCTACACTTATATTTATGCTTAAATAATTTTTCAGATTTTGTTATTTTTATATTTTATAAGGATTTGATATGATCGAGTGGATTGAAAAAGAAGTAAAGATTAGTCAACTAAAGAACCTTCTTGCTAAAGGCCATGAAATTGAAGTTACTTCACCTGATGGATGGGTAGGAGTAAACTATTATATTGAAAAGGGAACATTTGAAGAATATGTTCTAGTTACAGAAAATGGATATTCTGTTTCTTGCAATAAAGGACACTTATTCAAAAGTAGTCTTGGTTGGTATTCTGCTGAAACCATTCTTTCTATGCAAGAACCTACGGGTCATGCTATGTCTTTCAATACCGAGACTGGATGGTCTAAAGGATATATTGCAAAGACCGGTAAGACTGTTCCTATTGTTGATATCAATGTAGATCATGTGAACCATCGATACTTTACAAATGGTATTGAATCACATAATACGGGTGTCGGTAAAACCATGTTCATGACGCATAATGCTGCACATCATCTATCGATTGGAAAAAATGTTCTTTATATTACCATGGAAATGTCAGAAGAACGAATTGCAGAAAGAATTGATGCTAATCTGATGAATATCACTATTGATGATCTAAAGGAACTTTCTAAAGATTCTTTTGATAAGAAGATCAATCGAATCAAAAGTAAAACTCCGGGTAAATTAATTATTAAGGAATATCCAACTTCATCAGCAGGATCAGCACACTTTCGGCATCTTATTCAAGAACTTAAGATTAAAAAGAATTTTAAACCCGATATCATTTATATCGACTATTTGAATATTTGTGCGTCTACTCGAATGAAGATGGGTAATGGAGTTAATTCTTATCAATACATCAAGAGCATTGCAGAAGAACTTCGTGGCCTTGCAGTAGAGTTTGATCTACCTATTATTACAGCCACTCAAAGCAATAGAGATGGTTATAATTCATCTGATATTGGACTTGATAATACGTCGGAATCTTTTGGTCTACCAGCAACCGTTGATTTAATGTTTGCTCTTATCTCTACAGAAGAGCTGGAAGATTTAAATCAAATCATGGTGAAGCAGTTAAAGAACCGCTATGGAGACATTAACGAAAACAAAAGATTTGTTATCGGAGTCAATAGAGCAAAGATGAGGTTTTATGATGTCGAGCAATCTGCTCAAGACGATATTCTAGAAGGACCTAAATATTCAGCAAAGCCAGTAATGGATAATAGCGACTTTGGAAAAAGATATGATGAAGAAGAGAGTATGCGGTTTATGACAAAGAAAGCCGGAAGAAAAGACTTTAGTAAATTGCAATTGTCATGATGTATAGAATAAAAACAAGTGGAGGATATTATCATATCCTCGAAATATCTACTCAGAGATTAATTTTTAAAAGTATAAATGAACAAAGGATTAAAGACCTTTGTAAAAAGCTAAACGCCGGAAGTGGGTTTAATGGCCACACTCCGGCGTTTTTTTGTCTTTAGCGCTTTTGCATTAAGGGATCGATATATCCTGTCCAGTTAACTGGCTGCCCGCCATAATATACTAAAACACGATTAATCGCAGCTAGGTCTTCAATATGATCTAGCAAGTCTTGCTTTTGAAAAGACTTAAGATCGGACTTTTGAAGTAGCTTATTGATTTCTTCTGATAAGCTTACGGCAGACTCTTTTAGAGTAGAGACTACAATCTTTTCGGCGATTTCATCATTTAATTCAATATTCATTCTTATCTTCTCCAAATTGTACATTTTTTTCTGAATAATCATATCCAATTGGATTTACGATATATCGCTTTGTAATATCCTCTGGTGTGATATCAAAATTGACCTTGAAGTCAATTTCCATGTAATCATAGTTCTTAAAGTTTGTCATCGATTTCCTCTTCAAAATATACGAATAAAAAGTGGGCCTACTCTATAAGATATATATGGGTTTCCACTATTAAATCTTAAGACTTTCTCAAAAGCCCAAGATTTAAGAGGCCAACAAAAGCCGATATCTATCCATCTTGGAGTTTTCATTATAACAAAACGCCGGCTCATTGACTTAAATCTTTCATTTTAATTAATACGGCATTTAATGGATCCATCATCAATACCCTAGAGCATGTAATATGAACTGGATGAAATACTACTCCACTATCAGATTCTTCGGTAGAATCTAGATATTGAAAGAATTCTTTAACAGATTCAGAAAGCTCTTTATTTTTAATGCCTACGGGTTCACAGGCATAACAGCTGCCCTGGTATCCATTTCGATATCGATCTAGTTCTTCTTCTAAGCTTTCAATCGTGTCGGCTGCTTCATTCAATAAACTCCATAATCCAACTCTGGCTTCACGGAGATGTTGTCTTTCATTCTCACCATCTGATCTTAGTCTTTCAATAATATCAGTCATCAATACTTTCCCAATAATATCAGTCATCAATACTTTCCCACCCGTAATTAATTATCATCCAGTCTTCCAGACAGGCTTCAAAACAATAATATTCGTCAACATGTTCTTTACCAAACTTTTTACACATTTGTTCATACCAATGAGGATAGTACTCTTTACGAATATCATTCTCTGACAGTACTTCTATATAAGAATCTACTGCCGGATTTGTCTTATACGTGTTATAACAAAAATACCGCATTATTCACCTTAATTTCTATGATATTATAGCATTGATGGCTCCTCGGGCAGGACTCGAACCTGCGACCCGCCGGTTAACAGCCGGCTGCTCTACCAACTGAGCTACCGAGGATTAATTATCTATTGCCCATTATGCCTGATTCTCATGAGCCACGTATACGTAGCCCTCACCGGGCATTCAGCCTCGCAAAAGGTCTAGACCCGAAAGCAGATCATTCGTCATTCTCCAAGGCTCAGGCTCACCCCTGGGCCGTTTCTGTTAGGGCCTCATCGTCGTACCATTCAGCGTCACAGACGGGACACCGCCAATAATCGGCGCCTGCCGGAACCTTGTCGCCATCGCCGCAGCCGTAGCAGGGTTCGGGGTCGTCATCTTCAAAATCGGCGGCGTCCGTGGGGCTTCGGGGATCGTGGCTCATGTGTTCTCCTCCCCCTGTGGGGGGAGGTTGAGCTTGTCGGCCTCGTCTCTCCGCCTGATCTCCCAACCTGAGGAGACCATTTCTTCAAGGCCAGCACGCGCGCGGCCAAAGAAGATTGGCCAATTATCGTTGACGTGCGCCTCGATCTCCTCGGGCGTGCGGCCTGGGCGGCTCACGTCAGACCAGAACCGGCAAAGCCCCCTCGCCGCAGTCTCTATCGCCTCGGGGTCAAGAGGGGTCATGGGGGACACGCCTTTTCATCGGGAAACAGCAGCGTTTTGAGGCCCGGCAATATTGCCGGGATTGATCCTTATCACCGCGCGCGTCGGGGCAGGAGGTCGTTGGTCGTCATGCTGGGTCCTTGCAAGACCCAGACCAAGACCCAGACCCAGACCAAGACCTAGACCTAGACCCAGACCCAGACCCAGACCAAGACCCAGACCCAGACCAAGACCTAGACCTAGACCCAGACCCAGACCCAGACCAAGACCTAGACCTAGACCCAGACCAAGACTCAGACCAAGACCTATATTTTTGCTTAAGGCCCCTCACTTGAGAAGGCCAAAGCTTTCAATGGCATTGATTTGTACATACCAAACACCGGGAAGCGATTGAGCATCCTTCCAAGTCTTGGTGTTTAGTTCACCGGTTTCATAGACAATCTTAGCACCATCCAGCTTTACACATGTATCATTCACACCAACAAGCTTACCGGTATAAATGTAATTCATGCAAAACAGTGTCACATTTTGCCCCATGAGAGCCATGAGACCTTCTTCTTCGGTAGCTTCTACCAATACCTTCATGATTTAGTTCCTTTTTGATTGATGATAGTGATATAATATCACAGAGTTAATTAATGTCAAACCGCCAATAGCTTCTCACCGACGATTTTAATGTGCTTACATTTGCCATGCCTAAAGAAGCCTTGGCATGTACACGTAAAGCCCATAGACTCTAGGGTGATATCATATGTCTCAGAGCCTCTAGATGAGGCTACAGGCCATATAGTTCCTATGAACCAATGGTTCCTATGGTTGATACCATCGATGGCCACTGGGCGCTTTTTATAGCGGTTAGGCATGACACTTTCAATTACGATCTTTTACCCAGACCCAGACCCAGACCAAGACCTAGACCCAGACCAAGACCTAGACCTAAACCCAGACCAAGACCAAGACCAAGACCCAGACCAAGACCTAGACCCAGACCAAGACCCAGACCCAGACCAAGACCTATATTTTTGCTTAAGGCCCCTCATCTAAGGCTCCTCACGCGATGCTCTGAGCATCAAACCAGCCAGACCGCCAAAGGACAAAAGAAACAGGATGATCATCCGGATTAAAGGGATTATCTTCCAGACTATTGTCGGCCTGATATGCGACAAAGCCACTGTCATAAATGGCTCCTTGTTCCTCATCGCTCAGGATGCGCGTGGAGTCAATAGTGGAAAAATCAGTCATTTTGTTTCCTTTCATGCGATTCATTCAGGGCTTTGATGTATTCCGCAACTTCCGGGAATTTATACGCCAGGTGTTCGATATTGCCTTTGAGAGCACCAATAATATAGTACGGCCGGTACTTGGAGTCGGGGAAGGAGTCGGTGAAATATACGTAGGATTGCCGCTCGATCCGTTCGAAAAGCCGTTCGACTTCTGATGTGCTAGTGGTCATGTTCATTTCCTGTTTGCTTTTGATATATCCATTATATCAAGGGTTCAATTAATGTCAACCGCGTTCCTGGATCCAGACTGACCAACCAGTCTTTTCACTCACCTCATACGCGTAGCGCTCGGCATCGATCCAGTGAGCGAAGGTTGCCAGACACTCGTCTATCGTCTCGCCGGCACGGTAAAAAGTCCGCATCGCGCGATAGGGGGGCTTGGTCATGGTCATGTTCATTTCCTGTTTGCTTTTGATATATCCATTATATCAAGGGTTCAATTAATGTCAACCAGCCCTATGCGTTTTTTCAGCCCATAGCCCAGATATATCAATGCCCCCAAAAGCGGCTGCTAGGGGGGGTGTTGGCAGTGGATAAAGTTCAAGCATGAACCAATGACATTGGCTCGAATTATTTCAAAGACCTTTGGACCGTATCTCCGACTATATCTGCGCCTACGTTTACACCGGGGAAAGGATCGATTCCCTCTTGCGTTGGCTTATCCATTAATTTGGCGCCGCCTCTTTTAGGTGTTTAGTCCTGAGCTTTTGAATTTTAGTTGGGCTCATCCTTCATCTTTATGCCCTCCTCATCCAGCGATCCAATACACGTATTGGCCAGATTCTTGGTGCAGATGGTTCTGAACCTTTCCTAATTCATCGTCTCAATACTATTTATAAAACTTTTAATCTTTATAAATGGTAGCCACAGTCGGATTCGAACCGACACTTTACAGATTTTAAGTCTGTCTCCTCTGCCGGTTGGGATATGTGGCCTTGATTTTCTTTTTAATAGCTATTTCCCGGGCTTTTAACCATGGCTGGAGACTATCCGGATAGTCTAGCTATAGTTACCTACCGCTAATGGCCAGAAAGGACACAGATACCCACCAGAAGAGTGCCTAAAGCACCAATCAAAACCACGGCTTCGATGGCCGCTCGAAATAGTCTAGTCATTGTTTACCTTTGCGGCTATAGGATCCTTTGCCCTTCTTGGGCTTGACCACTGAGGATCGGTTGAACTTCCAGGCATTCTTCGCGATTGGATTGCGCATTTGGTTCATCCCTGTTTGCTTTTGATATATCCATTATATCAGGGGTCGAATTAATGTCAAACATCAATCCGAATCTTTTACCGGCTCATCCTCCTCGGCATAGTGAGCTTCCAGCTCGTTCCAATCGATGCAGTCCAGGTCCAGCATATCACGAATGAACCCGTTCGTGCCGATCTCATTATCGACGTAGTCCAGTACTTCAGCCTCGATGGCTCGCGCATCCATTCCTTGCAAGGAATCCTCGAACCACAGGGCCACAAGCCACGTCTCGCGATTGCGCCAACCGTTATAGCCACTCATTTTGTTCAGTTCCCGTTTGCTTTTGATAGATCCATTATATCAGGGGTCGAATTAATGTCAACCCGCCGCGGCCAAATCAATAATCAAATGTAAGAATATATTCTTCTTCCGGAGTCTGATTCGACCAATACGGGTTCTTGACAATTTCGTAATACACAAGCCAATAAAGACATACGACGCCCATTAGGATGAAGCCTCCCCAAAGCAGGATATATACGGCCTGGACCATCTGGGCGAGATTGCCAGAAAAAAGCATCGCGACCACTTCCGTGAATATGTTGGCGTGCATTTGGTTCATTCCTGTTTGCTTTTGATGATACCATTATATCAGGCAGCGAATTAACGTAAATGGGTCCACCGCATTTTTTTGAAAAAAATTTGCGCCTTTATCGACCTATTAATTTATAGGCCGATTTAGAATCGCTAGTAGAATCGCGCTTTAATTGAAGCCGTACAAACTTCTTTCCTTTATGTTTAACAATAATTCCATTTCCAGAATGCTGTACGGTAAAATGTTCTGGTGAATTGAATTGCTCATTATATTCGGTGCTGGGTTGCACTAAATTATGAGTGTAATTTCCATTTAAACCACCGGTAGTAAATCGATAGTGAGGAATAATTGTTTCTCTCGCGTGCAAAACATGATTCCTCAAAAAGCCAGACAATTCTTGTGGCTCCATATTACCTAAGACAGTGGCATATTCACGGGCAGCCATATTCAGGTGCTTTTTATGAATAGCATCTACAGAAGTCTTTATTGCCGGATTGTTTTTTAGAAATTCTTTTCTTTGTGATTTATTTGTAAAAGTTCTTAGTTCCGGATACGTATTCTCAATTTCTATTCTTGCGTTTGTCTGATTTGAAACTCCATTGGTTCCTGTATTAGTATCCATTGTGCCAATGCCGATAGTCGAAACTGGTACTTTTGCATTTCTTTTGTAGGAAACCTTCAAAGATATTCCAGTGTAAGTAGCATTTTCATGCGTAAACATGATATCCGACGGATCATCATGTTGAGATGCTTTTATTCCTGTTACCCTTTCGATATCGCCGGGTTTAGAAGTCCACGATACGACTGCAATAGGATTTTTTTGTGATTCGAATTGCAACTTAATATAAGCAGCAGCGGCGCGGGCCCTATTGTCTATTTGCTCATATTCTTCCGGACTTACACGATCCTTAATCGTATTGTGGGCTTCTTCTGGAGATTGGCCACTTTTATCAGAGTGCTTTTGCATATGTTCGCCATTTATATAATAGCCAACCAAAAGTTCGTGTAATTTTCCTGCAGCATCAATAGCAGCGCCATTTTGTATGGACATGCCGTTCCCTTTGCTTTTGATATATCCATTATATCAAGGGTCTAATTAATGTCAATCAGCGCCAGCACGTTTTTTCAAAAAAATATCTAACCCCCTACCGGTTAGAAGGAATTAATGTCAAGCGGCAACTTGCACAACAAACCCGCTTTGGTCGCCGCGAGCCTTGCCCTTAGCCTTGAGCCCCACCACCACTTGCGCGGGGTCTAGGAAGCGGAGGTCCGTTTCATCGCCGTTAATTACAGGGCGACCGTAGTAACTAGTAGGAAGCCCTCCGGAAAAGACTACCGCGACATTGGTCGAAGTGCCGATTACTTGTACCGTGTCTTCCTCATTTCCATCAGCACGACTAAAGGTCAAGTGATAATTGTCAGGAAGCCGCCGGCGATTAGTACGCTTGGTATAGTCGTAAAATTGAATTGACGGAAATACGGACATGATATTGTCAAAACCAGCAACAGGAATACGTTCCCAAGGAATATCACTAGTGCCATTAAGACGGACTACTGGGATTAGTCCCATCCGATACGCTTTTCTGATCAAAGCACCAATCTCGGTGACTAATTGATCCATGAATGCTTCACGATTTTCAAAATAAAATTGAGTCTTATTAATACGCGATTGTTGAACCGTGCTAAAGGCACCACGACCGGCGGTATAGAGGCAAGCTTCGGTGCAACCTTTGGTGCGCTTGGCGCAAGTCTCATATCCCGACACCTTAGCGGGTGCAAGATACAGGATGCCAGTCAGATAACCGGCTTTTTCACCCTTGACGGTTTTGGTATCAGCGGAAACGCTAAGGAGCTTCATTTTTTCTTTCTTTCGTTTTGATATATCCATTATATCAAAGGTCGAATTAATGTCAACCAGCGCCAGCTGGTGACCAGCACGTTTTTTTCAAAAAAATATCTGACCCCCTACCGGTTAGAAGGAATTAATGTCAACCCGCTAGCGGTACGTACAGGCTATCATAAACCTTTTTTGTCACCTTATAATAAATGCCTTCCGGAGTAACAACGTTATAACAAGGCTTAGCAAGTTTCAGGTTATATTCTCTTTGTTCACTGTGTGTCATATTATTAAACTTACGACGATTATACTTGAACGAATGATCGGTAATTTTTTTCTTAAGCGTGTTAGACTTCACATGTAGGTCTATAAACTGATCCATAGTCATGGGATTGCGATGACCGGTAAAATAGAAAAGTTTGGACACGTTCTTGTTTCCCTGTTTGGTTTTGATAGATCCATTATATCAAGGGTTCAATTAATGTCAACCACCTCCTGAAGGATTTGATGCTTTCCGTGATCAAAGACTTCCCATTGACCGTCTCGAAACAGATAGCTATAATCTTCTCCGCACTCACCAAATGCTTCTACATACTCGTCAAATCCACCATCATACAGTTTACCATGCTGATTCTTCTCACCGCGATCACGTCCATAGAACACAGTATAGCGATCAATGCGACTATTGAAGCTATGACCAGCTGGGCAGTCAATAGAAGTGTCCAGTACAAAGATGTTTCCGAGAGCAACGAGAGCCTCGACTTGCTCTAGTGTATTATAATGATTCAACAACGTCTTACCGACACCCTCGTAATAGCCATCATGATGGCAGTATACGCGAGTGATTTGACCGTCTTCGTGTTCGACTGCGATGGTTGCCCAGATGGTTGAGCGCGTAGGCATGTTCGTTCGGTTCCTGTTTGGTTTTGATAGATCCATTATATCAAGGGTCGAATTAATGTCAACCAGCCCAATCACGTTTTTTTAAAAACTTTTTTCGCTGCGAAGGGTTGACATTAATTCCGTCACCATCCGGAATCACTCTCTGAGTCCTCATCCATCCCAGGCATCCAGATACCAATCGGCTCTTCGATATCCTCAGGATAGTGTTGCCGATTACTACCGTTCGCCTTGAATCGCGCACGAAGAAGCGCCTTATGTTCTCTGAGATGCTCTTTGGTCTTCTTGATCTCCTCGTTCCACATCTCAATTTCATTGCCGCGATATACGATTGCCCTTCGCATCAAGTCCAGCAGCATCGCCGTTCTAGTGATTGCGTGCTGTTCGCAAAGATCGTCGAACGTCTCCAAAAGATCGATCGGCGCCATGAAGTTTATCAATTTTTCTTTTTTAGTTTTATCGTTCATCAGACACACAACCAATGATTTTTCGGGGTATTGTTATTTAATCTAGATTTAGCACCTCATTTTGAGCCTTGAGAAATTCAAGAATCAACAAAGTTTCTTTCTTTTTCTTTTCACAATCATACGTATTAATATGGTTCATATATTCATCGATTGTCATATTTCTACAACCAGTTTGAATATGAAATAATCCATCAGACATAGGAACATATACAAAAGTATATCCATCTGACCTAATAGACTGAGGGAAAAACTTAGAGACCTGAGCATTGCCAAAGACCCGAGCATTGCCAGATATCCGAGCGTCGCCAAAGACCTGAGCGTCGCCAAAGACCTGAGCGTCGCCAAAGACCTGAGCGTCGCCAGAGACAATAGCATTGCCAGATATCCAAGCATTGACAGAGACAATAGCATTGCCAGATATCCAAGCATTGACAGAGACAATAGCATTGACAGAGACAATAGCATTGCCAGAGACAATAGCATTGCCAGAGACAATAGCATTGCCAGAGACAATAGCATTGCCAGATATCCAAGCATTGACAGAGACAATAGCATTGACAGAGACAATAGCATTGCCAGAGACAATAGCATTGCCAGAGACAATAGCATTGCCAGAGACAATAGCATTGCCAGATATCCAAGCGTCGCCTTCTTGAGACAGATTAGCTTCAGATTCAATCCAGCCGCCAAGATCACCAGCCTTGACACCATGATGCTTGATATCAATCAAAGCACGAATTTGCGTCAGGCCATTCTGCTTGTTTTTAGTCAATTCATATTTCATATGGTATTCCTTTCGTTTTGATAGATCCATTATATCAGGGGTCGAATTAACGTAAATGGGTCCACCGCATTTTTTTGAAAAAAATATCGGGCACTCTACCGGCTAGCAGGAATTAATGTCAACCCTCAGGCGATAAAATTTTTTGGTTGACATTAATTTTTTAGATATAAATCCGATGAACGTAAGCCATTCTTTTCATACTACGCCAAAACGATGTATGATGACCAACCTCTAATTGATGGTATATTTGAATAGCATGGACATATTCATGCGAAATGAGATTAACTGCTGTTTCATAACTATCAACATCAGGAATTAATCCCATTTCTATACAATGAAACTCATCATTTGGAATACAATACCCGGCTTCGGTATCCATATCTTCTATCATGATATCAATCGATTCAAATGGCACATGATATTTGTAAAATGGACTGATGGCGTAATTGCATATTGAGTCCAGAATATTCCATGCTCGGTCTTCGGTAAGAATATAATTCATCGGCAACATGTCACGCGCGCGATCTTTGACCATTTGGAAGGAGAAGACTTTCGAATAGAAGCAACCTTAAGAGCCATACGCAGCGAAAGCTCACGCATGGTGTTTTGATTGTTTTCGATAAACTCGATAACTTCTTCCTGAGCAATCTTATTGAGACCACGATCAGAAAGAAGGCCAGACTTCAAGACTTGACGAATTCGAATCATATAATCACGCTTCGTTTTCATCTTAAGATCAATATAATGAGAACGAGACAACATGGCCTGCAAATGAGGAGCAAGCTTATGACCTTTGTCAATCATGACGTCAAAGTCATAATTAGTAATGAATATGATTGTGCCTTCAAAATCAAACTGCTTGGGCAGCTTAACCGCAGTCTCTTCATCATAAAGAGCACCCTCTGTCATGTAAGAGATAGTGCGCTTCTTACCCGTATCACATACGGCCTTGAGCATATTAAGGCTGGTGTCATCGAAAAACACCGTATCGGCATCATCAAATACCAGGACCTTACCTTTTTCGGCATGTTGATACAACAGCTTGTAAAGACCTGTGGCCCGAACATAACCCTTGACCACTGTATGATTAATGCTATTGGGGTCCCATTGACTCAAACGATCTTCAATCGTATAAGACTTGCCGACACCGGCAGGTCCAGATACAATCATCGCTCGAACATCACCATGCATCGCAGCATCAGTCAAGTCCGAAAGAATTTCGAATCGTTCAGCAATTCGAATTTCAATTTCTTGATCTGTCTCGTTTGAAACAGGCTCAAAACCAATAGAGTTTGAATTTTTACGTTGATAGACGCCGCGAGGCATTGATTGTTCCTTTCGTTTTGATATGACCATTATATCAAGGGTCGAATTAATGTAAACCTCCTGGAGAAATTTTTTTCAAAAAAATATCGGGCACCCTACCAGCTAGCAGGAATTAATGTCAATCGGCTTCGACCTCGATCCAGACATTTTTTCCGCCGATGTTGGGGTCATAGCCATCGATAATAAACCCAGGAGAACATCCGCAAGAGCACCCGGCTTTCTGAGACCAGCGATAGGTGATACGAGAAAGATCAACGTCAATCATAGTAAGTCCTTCCAACAGGACTTGTTTATATTGATCACGCGGCCGTGATCGACGGTTCATGATATTTTCTAAAATCGATTCATTCTTTGGATGAATATAAACACGAGTCTTAGGATCAAACCGACCGAATCGCGGAATGCCATTGTTTGAAATGGGTTGAGTGGTTACACTAATGCGCATAGTTATATTCCTTTTCTTTTAAAAGTTCCAAGTAGGACGAGGCGATCCCATAGTATAATATAGTTCTGGGTCATCTGGATCACACCAAGGTTGAGCCTCGAGCCAAGCGGTATATTCATCTACCTCAACAAGTTGTTCATATGTATGAGGTTCGGAGCAATGAACCTCGATGCCAGCCGGAGTGGTGTACACATATTGTAGAGACATATCGTTCCTTTCGTTTTGATATGACCATTATATCTGGCGACAAATTAATGTAAACCCCCTGGAGAAATTTTTTTGAAAAAAATATCGGGCACTCTACCGGCTAGCAGGAATTAATGTCAACCCTCAGGCGATAAAATTTTTTGGTTGACATTAATTTTTTTCGGTTTGACAAAAAGCCATATTTTTTTAAAAAAATTATGGCCCCGGTTTACATTAATTTGTCGCCAGATATAATGGTCATATCAAAACGAAAGGAACAACAATGAATAACACATATCAAGAACGAGTCGGTCGTTATCGGATTATTCGGCACGATGAATTGCCGGAATCTCATAAAGCTGAATATCGTTTAAAGGGAATTGATCCTGATGATAATTGGCAACTCATTTGGTCTTTTAGTGATCTTGCTGCTGCTGAAAATTGTCTAAACGATTGTAAAGAAGACGCTCCAGTCTGGTCGACCTATAAGTTGGTTGATGCTGGTAAAGAAGAATTTATTACACGTCAAGCATGGTTTTAGGAGAAAAAAATGTTTAAATTGAGTAATAATCGTGGTTTTCATATGACATTTGCAAATGAATACAAGGTATCCGTTCAATTTGGATCCCATACATATTCAAGCAATAGAGATATATCATGGGATGAACCAATTATTCCAGAGGCGGAATTGGTTGAGACTGCACTAATTGATCCTAATGGGAATTTTGTTGAATATGCTGGAGATGATGTGCAGGGATACAGAAATGCGGAGCAAGTGTTGGAACTTATGAATTATGCAGCTAGACAGGGATATAATATTCGAATTGGTGATGAAGTCTATCATAATGGACACGATTGCACAGTTTATCAAATAGTCGGAACAGATGTCTGGCTTAAATATAATGATCCTGTGGTTCGATATATTCAAGTCAAGCTTAAAGATTTAAAAAATGCACATTAAAGATAGTCTTGTAAAAGATATGCTAGATCAACTTTATCGTGATGAAGAAAAAATACAAAAGTTGGTCAATTACATTAATCGTATGATAGAGGGCGATGAAGTATTTCCCGAATTAACTGAAGATATGTTTAAATGGGGATATTGGGATAAAGATGGGCTTCAAATTGAATAGAAAATTAAGAACGAATAGTCCAGGCATCTGTTCCTAGTTGATTATTTTCTAAATACTCACCGGGAATCCAGAAATGACCGCGATCTCCCCAATCAACTCCCCAACTGTTTCTTACTTCATAGTATCTTCGGCCCATTCCTTGAAAGTTTTCATCGTATCCAATTACGGCTACAGCATGTCCACCTAGACAATTTTCATATTGACTTGGCATTGGTACTACACCTGTTCTGGCTACTGAGTCAGATTCAAAAGATTGAAAGATTTGAATCCCTAACATAAATGGATATCCATCAACTAAACATTGTCTATAATCATTGGCGTCGCCATCATCAAGACTAAAATACTGTGTAATCTTATTAAGAGCGCCTTCTTGTAATTCAATAGGTGGAGGCTGCACAGTAAATTTAGATATATCATATGGCCAATGTTCTTCCAAGCCTATTCCTTTTGCATTGAGAACTTTTATGGCGTCTCTTAAATAGGCTCCACTATCATGATCTATTGTACCTTCTAATTCTCTTTCCCAATAATAAAGAGCAAGGCGAGAATAAGGTCCGCCGCCGTGTTCATATGTAAAAATACCTGTGGCGGCATGGGCAGAACAACTGCCTAATTCACCCTGATCATATGGTAATTCTTTAAATCGATTTCTTAAACTAACCTTTTCAGGAAAAATAGGGTTATCTTCAATAGAACGAACTGCTCTAAATCTAATATCTGTAGGATCTTTAGGATCTTTTAGATAACCATATTTTCTTGTAATCATTAGGACATTGCTTCCTGTGCTATGATATGAACACCAACATTTGCTGCATTACTGGATGTTGTTATTGCAACTGTTAAAACATCAGTTAGATTTCCAGATATTGTATTATATAATGGAAAGAAATAAGATAAATCTAATTCTTGTAAACCAGAACCTCCAGCTGGAGAAGTAAGAGCAAATACCACTTCGCCGCCAGATAATGCTGTGGCGCTAATATCTCTCATTGCAAATGAATTGTTTGATCCTAATCCGGTTAAATTAAGAGTTGCACCATTTGCAATTGTAAAACCAACAGCCTGAGTTAATTGCCCAGAAATTGTATTGGTTGAATTAATATTTGCAAGAGTGGAGAAGTTTGCGCCGGTTAAAAGAATTGGACTAGAAGTAGTCGATGAAATTAATTCAACAATGCATTGAGCATCTGCTGAAATATACATTTTCTTTGGTAATAATTGACCTCGATCAATTAATCCAATTTGATAAGGAGTGTTGGCCATTGTACTAGTATTAGCAATTGGGCCGCCTGTAATTATATCACCAAAAGTAATTACACTTGAATTACTGGCCGTAATACGTGCGGTTAATCCGGTATTGGCGGTTCCACCTTGTTGTGGGAAGTAAATATGTCTACCGACCAAAGTATTATTGGTATATGTATTAGCAATAACATTTGTTTGTGCGGCTGTGGTCGTTGTGGATATTACATATGCAGATGAATTGACATATGTTATGGTGGAACCGGCGGGAATACCAGAACTAGCGGAAGTTACAGATTGTCCAATAAATATATTTGCGGTGCCTCCCGGAATTGTAATAATATTATTACTATTTCCCCAACTCGATAATGTTGATGACGCTAATACACCATCAAATACTGTATTAGGAGTATTAAGTGTAATTTGTGTTGTATTGCTAGATGTATTTGTAGCATTATAGGTAGAATTGCCACTTAATTCAATTACGCCCATGACTCTAGGTGCAACTGATAAAACAGGATATCGTGTCGTACTAGCACTAACTGTACGTTTAATAGCAGTATTGGTCATACCATATGAATAAGTAAATCCGCGTTGCTCATCCTGACCGCCCTCAACAATTACAGATACTCCCCAGTGATACATATCATTCTGTGAAGTGGTAGCACCAACATTTCTTTGTTCATATCGAACAGGAAGATTGCCTGTTCTGGACCATGGAGATATTTGAGCAGGAAATGCAAATTGATTAGTTTGTGCATTTGTTGTATTAATTGGGCCTTTATTTCCAAATCCAACATAATGTAAAACTACCCATTCGCCATTAATGACTACCCCCCAGCGTGTCATACCAGCACCATACCAAGTATATTCCATCCAAAGCATTTGAATACGTGACCAATCAATAGAATTTATTGTTGCTTGGTCACCATTCCATATAGGTAGTGGATAACGTGAATCTGTAGGAATACCATTTTGTGTTCCATGGTTTTGAATACCGGCTGAGTTTACATCGGATCGAATTACACAATACATACCAAAAGGATTTGCTAGAGAAGTAAAAGTATAACTAGTACCTGTGGTGGTGGTTGTAGTTGCGGAACTAATTCCAACTGCTGTACTATTAATAATGTTAGTTATAACGGTATTATAGGGAATAGCAATTACACCACTAGGATCTACTTTTGAAATACTAGGATTGATATTAGGTCCAGTTACCTGCATACCAATATACATGTTTGCAGTATTGGATAATCCAGTAAGAAAATTTTGACCAGCAACACTGCTTGCTGTGTAGGTTGTGCTGGTATTTGTAAATGTTGGATCAGCTTGTTCCATAAATATGCCATTACCATCATCAAAAAAACCAACTCGTTGACGTTGACCAGTTTGTGCTGTACCAAAATTAACGGCGGTGGACATGACCATCGTTTTACCGGGCTGATACCGATGATATGGTCTAGTTTGACGAACAGTAATATCACCATTTGCTGTAGATAAACGCATTCTAACACCACCAGACCCGGGTAGTTGTAAAATATTCGAACCTTTACCTAATACTACTGAACCACTACTAACCGTAGTCGTCGGAGCTTGACTTAGTGTAATAGAATTAGAACCCGCCGTAGTATTGACTGCTACGACATATGAACCGGTTGAAATTGCACCAGAAGCCGTACTGAATACCGGCATACCAATAATGACATTACCAGTAGCAGAGCTTGTGTTGATTGTATTACCGGATGTTCCAGTGGCTGTAATTGTTGTTGTCGGAGAAAAAATATAATTTTCCCATCGCATTGGCTGTGAACCATATTCAAAATCTGCTTCATAAATATTTTGGTGTCTTGATGTTCTTAGACGACCCAAATTATCCATAGAACCAAATTTAGCGCCCATTGCCGGAGCCATTGGTTGAATTACTGTATTATTTGCGGGTTGCTTAAATGTCATATAATTCTCCGATTCATTAATTCATCAACAAAAGATGCTATGTGTATTTATACGATCTGGGTTTTAACATAAAAAAGAGGGTTCCATTCGAACCCTCCAGTTTGTCTTTAATTTTCTTGTTATTGTTTATTTATCATGATTGTATTTGGGATTGCGGCAATGCAAAATATGAATACAAAAATGCTCCCTTGATGTTATCTCAGGAGCACTAATGCTAATTTAATATACTTTTATAAAATTAGATAATGTTGGCCACAGTAAAGCGACGATAGAAGACGTTGCTGTTTTGTGTTATTGTACCAAGTGTAGTACTAGCGGCTGCACTGACAGCACCATTAGAAAATGGATTTGCAACCATTCCATACCGTGTCTTGAAGCCGATCTTAGGTTGGAAAGTGTCTTGACCAACTGCACGGACCATTTGGAGAGGAACATAGGGGCAATAGAAGATACCAGCATCAAAGGCGCTAGAACCCTTATAACCGACTACGCAATAGTTACCACCAGCATAGGGGTCAACATAAACACGCATACGACCATTTAGAACACCGGCGAAAGTATTACCAGTATCATCGACTTGTAGGTTGTTGCTGTTTAGAGCAGGAGCATAGTCAAGAACACCGGCCATTTGAAGAGCAGAAGCAACATCTGAAGAACAGACTATGATATTACCCTTACCGCGACGAGTTGCCTTTGCGATAGCATTTGCTTCACGCTCGATTTGGAACATTAGGCCCTTAAACTTTTCAACTGACCAGCGGCCATTTGAATCGACGTCTAGGTCAAATACACCTGGGTTAGTTGTATCAACAGCACCTGCAGTAGATGAAAGAACGATTGTACGTACAACTTCACGATTGATTTCAGCAAGAATTTCTGCTGAAAGAATTGTGGAGAGTTCTGTTTCTGCGTCGAGACCATGGATAGCCTTTAAATCTTGAGCAAGTTCAATTGAATACTCAGCCTTTAAAGCGCGAGTCTTTGCAGTAACAGTAACCTTATCGATTGAGAAGGCCATTTGAGCAAAGTCAACTGAAGTAGTAGCACCATAAGCTTCCACATTGGCTGTGGAACCACCACCACCGAAGTTGTAGGTAGATGAGTTGCCGGAAACTACAGTAGTATTAGAACCACCGAGATACATACCGCCGACGTTATTAGCAGCATCACCAAAAGCGGTTGTACCACCAGTATTACCGGAGAAAGCGGTATTGGGCTCATAATAGAAAGCATCTGTACCAGCTTGATTTGAATACTGAGGACGTAAAGCAAAGATTAGACCGGTTGGACCAGTCATTGGCTGAACGCCGCAGATATCATAAGCAATGAGATTGGGCATTGCACGACGAACAAGTGAGATAAGCACCGGATCATAGTTTAATGAACCACCAGAAAGGTTGGTGGGTGCTGCACCAGTTGTTTCTAATAGTGATTGAGGTGAATAAGACCCGGCCTCACGAAGAGCGGTTTCTGTATTCTCTAGAAGTTGAGCGACAACCGACCGCTTATGAGCATCACCGATCTTTGGTAGATCAGGATGTTCTAAAACCGGCCCCCACTTATGGGTAATTTCTTCGTTGAGTAGCATATCTTTCTCCCTTTTCCTAATTGGGTTATAGTTATTTATAAAATTACTTTTTTGAAGTTTGTGAAATTGCTTTTACATACTGAGACATAGGACCGCTATATTCTTGAGTTTCTTGATCATTATAATCATAATCAGCGGCTTCTGCTAGAGTAACTTGTTTTTCTTTCTTTCCACCACCAATGGGGAAATAAGTTTCTTTGATTATGCTCAGCTTCTTTGTAAATTCATCAACGTCTGAGTATTCAATACCTTCAACTAATGAGCGAAGCTTTTCTTGTTGAGTAATTGGAAGAGTATCAGCTTCCTCAGCAAAAATTTTATCTACTTCTAAAGAATCTACATAATCTTTTAGATCGAGATTTTCACTAATAGTTTCATTAAGCTTTTCTTCTAAATCTGCGACATGATGTGAAAGCTCGGAGACTAAATCAACCTTATCATCTGGAATTTCTACATAGTTTTCAATGAATAGATTCTTTAAACCATGCATGAAGTCTTCCATGACTTCAGTCTTTAACCCGGTTTCAATAGCAAGTTCATTATCTTCAAGCCACTGTTCTACTGCATAAGAAAGATATTTATCTACATTTTCTGTTAATTGAGAAACTTTTTCTTGAAGAGCTTCTACTAAATTTGTTTCAAATTCTTCTTCAAGCCGAGCAATTTCAGAATACAACCGAGCATTAACGGCTGCTTCGAAAATTGTACGGGCTTTTTCTCTGGTTTCTTCTGATAGTTCTTCACCACCAAAAATTACGTCCATATCTTCTGCATGAACACTTGTGGGTGAATAATATGTTTGAGCAATGGTTTGGCCATTGGTATTATCTTTAGCTGTGCCACCAATACGGCGAGTAGCTAAAGCCTTACCTCGATCATGATGAGGACCTTTATCGGTTAGACCCTTATACACGTTGGCTAGTTCTTGATGACCTAGACCAGAAAGATGACCCATGATCTGATTAATGGCTTCAACTTTAGTGAAAAAAGGAGGAATATCAGTTTGACCACCGCTTGTCTTATCGGCAGAACGTCCTTTATGACCATCTTTATCTACTGGACCGGGAACATGACTAATACCGTCTGAAGAATCAAAACCGCCAGATTCACCATCACCAGTAGCGGGTTCTGACTTATATAAAACCGAACGCTCATCTTTTTTAGATACGCCTTCTTCTTTACGACCAAAGTTCTTCTTGGGGGTTTCTGGCTTATCACGCTCTTTGTTGATTAACTCTGCCATTTTAATTATCTCCTTTAGGAATTATTAGTATTTATAAATTATCGTATTACAAGCGTATTTAAGAAATTTTCAAAAAGGCGTAACTGATTTTCACCAATTTGCGAAATAGTCATTTTCTTTATTTCTTTTTTTGTTTCTTCTAAAGCTTCTGCGGCTCTCCATGTTCCAGAAGCTATATCATATAGCCATTCTGTATTTTCCATGACTCCACGCACAAATGCTTTGTGGGCTGAAGGATCGGCCACAATGTCTGCGGCAGTCGCCAACATAAAATCATCTTGTACTTGCATATATCCACTTTTTTCTTTTAGTGTCCCCATACCACGAGAAGAAACACCAAGATTGGCGCCTTCATCTAATAAGTTCATTGCGATATTACCCATAGGAGTATCGGTAATCTTAGCTTTACCAATAAAATCTGAACCCTCTTGAGTAAGAGACTTGATCATATGAGATACACGATCTAAATTGATTGAAGGGCCTGATGGATGCCCTAATTCACCATATGCTCTATTTGTTTCAATAAGTTCTTTTGTATATCGAGCAACTTCTTTTGCTAAAATTTTTGATTCATAAACACGACCATTTTTATTGGGCTGATCACCCATAAGAAAAACGCCTTCAATATAATAATTCTTTTTACCGTCTTCTTTAGCTTCTTTAATAAGAGAAAGCTTACTGTCTAATACTTCACAAATTAGACGCATTTTACATTCCTCTCTTTAAATTAATTTTAGAAAGCCTTTGAGCTAGATAAAAAGAAGAATCTTCTTTTGCTAATGATTGTTCGCCATTTCCTTTAAATGCAGATGGCTTTTGAGTATCTGTGTTATCTTTATTTGAAGAGCCATCATCTTTTTGTTGATTATCTTCATCTTCATCTTTTGCATCAGAAACATGATCACTGACTGACATAACAAAGTTTTTAGCTAAGTCTAATTTTTCTAATACCCAACTTGGTAATTTTATATTATCTTGAATATTTTCATAAAGTTCTGCTGCCGCTGTAGCAATAGTTTCTAATTGATCTTTGGCTGTTGTTACAGATTCATCGGGTTCGCCATCTGTGTTGTCGTGGTCATTATCATTAGGTGAATCTTTACCAGAATCATCGGTGGCTTTAGCGGTATCACCAGACCACCCGGGACTGTCTGAAGTAGCAGGAGCAGGAGCCATAGGTTCACCCAACTCATAAAGATAGGCTTCTTTAGCTAATACTTGAGGAGGAACTTTTACGTGTGGTTTTTTTTGTTGTGGTTCTGAAGTTTCATCGCCTTTTGTTTCAGCGGTTTCGTATTCATGGCCATGACCTTCAATAGAACCTTTCTTTTGAGCATTAATAGGTTCTACTGGTACTTTTTTACTAACTTTAGCAATATACTTTTCAACAATCTTTTTCTTTGCTTTTGGTTTAACGGGCTTTGGTTCACCTTCTTGTGGTTTACCTTCATCATATGCTATTTCATCTTGACCTAGTTCATAATCAGCCCTGCGTGTGGTATCATCTTTGACTTTACTTCCACCAAAAATAGCTTCATTTTCTTCTGGGTCATTATTTGGTTGATCACGTCTTAAAGCAGGATGTCTAGCACTAAACTTCTTTAACCCATCTCTACTTTCTGGACCCACGACATATTTTGATATATCTACATTAATGAGTTTCCGAGCAAGATCCTTTGGTTGCGTAGGAACTGCCATTTTTGATTTATTATCTTGTATAGGCATATTATTCCTCTGGGTTAAAGAAACTTTTAGCAACTTCAATTTTTTTGGTTGCTAAAACTTCGGCGGTTCTTTCTTTCATCATATCATTCACAATATCTTGAATCTTTACAGCATTGCCATCAATAGCAGAATCAATAATGTCTGATGCAGTATATTCTATCATAGTATTCTCCAATTTTGTTATATTTATATTTATAATATTATTGACTTAATTGTGGTTCTTGAGGATATTGAGTAGGAGTTTCACTTCCCTGATCTTCACCAGAACCATCACTTTCGGGTTGCTGCGGCATTAATTGTTGTTGTTTTGCTTGTTTTGCTTGTTGTTCAATATTTGTCACCATTTCTTCATCAATTTGCTTTTCAATTTTTACAATATCATCATCTGTCATTTGAAGAATGTTCTTTTTTACCCATTCTTCAGAATAATATTTACCGACATATGGATCGATCATAGCAAGACTATTAATTCTATTTGTAAGAATTTCTGATTCTTTTAATTCTGCAAAATAATTATCTACTTGAAAATTAAAATGAATATTATTTCTGATATTCTCCCATTCTTCTTCAGCAATAACTCCAGTCAATATAAGCTGCTTTTCTAATGCCTTATAAAATAATTCAGAAAACTTTGTTCTTAATCTAATAATAAACTTTTGAAATTTTAATTCATCTCTAGTAATTTCTGATGATCTACCAAGATTAAATCCTGAGTCAGAAATCATACGAGACACTGGAACATTTAAAGATTGATATAATTTCTTTTCAAAATATTCAACATCTGCTAATTCACCAAGATTTTGACCTGAAGGCAATGTGGTGACTTGAGTTCCACCGCCATCTGCTCTGCGAGGAAACCAGTAATCTTCCATCATACTCATAAACTTGCGATCATCACGAATGTTACCAGTCGAATTACATGTGTATATACCAGCATCTAAAGCAAACGTGTGATAATCGTGATAAATTTCGTGCTTATCGATGCCTAATGTACCAACATCCATTGTTTCTTCAGGAAAAGTAATAGATACAATTTTATGATTTCTTAGTGAAGCGGCCTGTCTATTATAATTTATATGATGTACTGTATTTTTCAATGCATCTTTGTATGACACACTATATGTAGTTTCATTTAATAAGCCAATTTCATCTTTCCATGAAGATACTAATCTATGAGTGTATAACCATTTTTTTGTAGAATTTTCAAAAATTTGTTCATATGTATTATTACCACCAGGTATTGTTTTTTGTCTAGTATAAAATGGTATCATAGAATCACCGATAACCAAATCTTTAGCTTCTACTTTTCCTTTATTCCATACTGGAAATTTATGATCAAGAGTACATGTAATACTTTTTCCATTATCTAATGTTATTGTCATTACTTTTTGATCAAATTTTGTAATACCAGCAGATGTAATTAATCCAGGAGCAAATTTACCGGTATTTGGATCTGCCGAATACGCCCAAAGTTCTTCGCCAGCTTCAAATCTTTCTTGAATTTCATATAAAGTTAATGTTCTGCCATCAAGTAAAGGAATTTTTGTATTCATATCTAAACAGGCATCGTAAATCAAACGATTCTTATGCTTAACCATGACTTCACGGACGTATTGCTCTGCTTTCATCTTTGGAAGGTTGCCAACATCAATACTGAAAATACGCCGCTCGGGTGCTCGACTAATGCGATAAATTACTGTAGCATCTTCTAAAATACGAAGTTGATTAAGTGGTTTTATAGCTTTGTGTAAGTATCCCAAAACAATCTTGTTATCTTTATCCACGACGCCTGAAGTCACATGAAGAATAGAATCTTTGGCGATCTGTAAACCTTGGTTGTCCATGCCAGTCGCAGAAGCTCCTTTAAAGCCTCTTTCATTATACATATAAAATTCTGAATCAGTTACATTGACATATACTTGATCTTTACGTACTCTTTTTACGGCTCGAATTTTTCTAACTTTACGAGGATCAATATATCTAAGTTCTTGAATACCCTTTCGCGGATCATTAATATCAATCATTACATGATAATAAACCCGACCATCTACATACCAGCGTTTAAAGATTTCATATCCATAATTGTTAAAATCAAGAAGGTTTGAAATTTTATCCCATTCTGAAGAAATTCTTTCTTTAACATTATCAGCATATTCAAGATCGTCTAAATCGATTTCAACAATCTTTTGTTTATCTTCTTTTACAATGGCTTCTGATATAATATCATTTACAGCTAATTCCACTTCTGGTTGAATAGCCATTTCTCTATATTTCGCAACTATCTCTGCTTCGGTTCTTGCCGAACCTTCTAAATCAAGATATGTGCCATATGTACCGCCAGCAGAAACTACAAGAGCGCCATCATCCGTTTCTCTAGGAGTAAATGATGGAATATCTTGTTTTTCTTCTTCACGACGAATTTCAAAACCAAAAAGACGCAAATTATATACCCCTCTCAATAAAATCGTAACCTAAGTCTTTCAAAGGTACACCGATTGGAATATTGTATTTATTCTTTTTTCTAATAGGTCTATTCAACTTACAATACGTTATAATAGTTGTTGCTGGTATATCAAAAGGTGCGGCTTTACTAGCAGCAGGGGGAGAATCAAAAGTACCCCAAGGAGTTATGTACCATCCCTTGAAGTTATTATTGTGGATTCCTGTTTGATTAACATGAGGACGTTCACCTCTCATGTTAATTTTATGAGTTTCAGATTTAGGAACACCTATAAAATATTCTTTTATTGCAAGTGCACCTATAATCTTTGCCTTATTATATTGTAAGGAAGAAATTTTATTTTTAGAGTTTGCCATTTTCCATAATGCATAACTAAGTTTTCTTTTAATTTCACCTGAAGTCATTTTAACTAACAATCTATGACATATGAAATGTTCTTTGAATGAAAGTTCAACTAGATTATATTCATAATCAGAGCCACCCATACACTTAGGTACAATATGATGATCTTCAGTATAACCACATACGGGTCTATTTTTAACGTTGTTTATTATACTAAAATAGATCCGTGTATATTTGTTATCTAAAAACATTTCAAAGTCCCATGCCATTACTATATTGAATAATTAAAATCCTCCGGCGTTACCAGTCGTTCCTCCAGTAACTTCCCAATAATCATACATAAATGATACATTGAATTCTTCAATTTGATCTGTAGCATTCCAATCAAGATTAATGGCCGAAATATCACCAGGATAAATCCCAACAAAAGTATATTCACGAATTGAATTACCCAACTTATCATATTGAGTAACCGTAGCATTTGATTTATAAAGATTTGGAGAAGATGATGCAAAAGTGCGAAGATTTCCTTCAAATGAATTAATTGCATTAGACCAATTTTCCAAAGCATTTCGAATAAGAAAATCTTCATCATTAATTACTGTCACTGCCCAATCAGCGTAGTTTCTATCACCAGCCAATTTAATTTTTCTTCCAAAATATGGAACTTCAATTGTTCCTAATCTTGCTTCTGGAATAGAAGAAGCTTTTACTAAAAACGGTACTTTAATATCGCTAACACCATTTGCGGGATTTGCAAATTGAACACTAAATAATGATTGCCTTGCACCGCCACCGACTAACTGCGACTTTATTTCATTTATATTAAAAGCCATTTCTTTCTCCTAGTTTCTTTATTGATTAAAATTGGCCGACAATTTCAGAGAAAGCTACACCAGTTCTTACAGCAACGAAATTAAGCTGAATATAATTGATAGAACGAGCAGGTTTAATGTAAATGTCACCGACAAATGTATTTGAATCTATTACTTCTGGAGTGTTGTTTGTAGTATCACATATCACCTGGAAGTCATAGATACCTCTACGTCCTTGAACATCTTTAAGGAATGGTGTAACAAGTGAAACAAATTGTGCGCGAGTAAATGCATCATTAAATTCAAATAGTAAATTCTGAGCAGCAATTGATATTGTTTTTTCTAGAACAATAAAGAGTCTGCGAACATTAATTCTATCAAAGGCTGAAGCATATGCTTGAAGTGTTTTATCACCAAACAATACAGTTCCTTGACCCGGGAATGTTACTACTGGATTTACTCCATTGGGATATAGATAATCACGATAAGCCTGTGAAGGATTGAATGCCAGCTTGACTACATTTTTAATCTGACCTCTATTAAACCCGGCCGGCGACCACCATGGATCTCTTGTAGTATCAGTATATACACAAAGCCCGGCAATATCACCATTAAGAGGAATATAACGATAGATATCATTATATTTGTCATATTGATATTTGTATCCAGAATCAAGCACACCATAAGAAGTACTAGTTAAGCCTTGTCTAAAGCTTACAATAGATGTGGCTTCATTTCCAAGATTATTGACAACAGTTCCTCTATTTGGAGAAACAAATACAACACAATCCATTCTTGGTTGAGCAATATTTTGAATGAGATAGTTGGCTAACAATGTAGTATTAACATCATCAGATTTACCAGTCATCAAAAGAGATATTGGTGCTGTTTCTTTTGATTTAAATAAATCATAAGCATTTGTAATGGTTCCAATAACTGGAGTAGATTCGTTAAATCCGTCTTGACCTCCGGCAAATTGAACACTAAAAGAAGTAGTATTTGTAACAGAAGCAATCTGTGCTGCATTGGCTACATAACCAGAACTTTGTCTATGATTAGCAAACCAAACATAATTTGAATTTTGATTGAGAACATTTACATAAAAATTAGTAGAACCATCTGTAGTTTGAGCATCATAAGCTCTGGATAGTCCTTGATATGTTTCTAGAATTTGACCCGGAGTTCCTGTAATTGCACCAAGAGCATCTGTTACTACCACGTGAACCTGATCGACGGCTGCACTGTTTCCATATTTAGAAACATATTGAGATGTTGATGGAGGATATGGCACCGATCCAAAATACTGCCAAAGTCTACCAACATTTGCACCTGTTGTGTTTGCCTGTGAAGGAGTAGCAGGAGACCAGTTGCTAGTCGAAAGAGTATATGGTGTATTGAATGTTAAACTTAATGGACTGTATATAACAAGATTTGCCGTTGTGCGGGAAACAGTATATGTTGCATTAGTGTTAGTAGCCGAGGCGGCAGTATTAATAGTGATAGTTCCAGCACTTTGATTAGTTGATAATACAGAAGCATTTCCAGTAAACACTGAAGTATTGCTACAAGAAATATTTGCACCAATGGCAATAGTGGCCGCCGCCGTGGTGCCAACAGTTATAGTATTACTACCTGATGTAGAATTTCCAGTAATACTACTATTACTAACACCAGAAAAAGCGGTTGGTATTGTATTTACTGTAGCAATAATATTACCATTAGTGTCTGTGCCGAGCGTTGTAATGGTAACTGGAATACCACTAAATCCATGGCCGCCAAGAATAAATGCTTGCATTCCGGCTGTAATTTTATTAATACTCGGATTTTGAGAATTAATTACAGTAAAGGTCAATGTGCTATTTCCACTTGACCAGCCTGCTGTAGCAGTCGTAAACGGTCCTGCAGTCCCATTTATATAATTTTTTGAAGTAACTTGTAAATTTTGAGTTCCAATGGTTGAATTTCCTACTGTAATATAATCTTCTACAATAATTGAGTTATAAGCTGTACTGACTGATAGATTTGCTATATTAGATGAAGGAGTTACAACACTTGAACTATCAATAAAATATAACAAAGCTGAGTTACTATTAAAAGTAAGCGTGGTACCTACAACATTTGCTATATTTGAAGAATATCCTGCGGCAGTATCAACTAAAGATACTGCTAAACTTGATCCCATTGCACCGGGATATTTTGCTATGAAATTATATGATGTGTTGGTAGAAAAACCGGTGGCTACGCCATTTATGATATTTGCAGTATTATAATAATCATCTTGATTAATAATCATAAATGTAGTATTAACATTTGCTCCAGAATATGTGCCATTAGCTACAGCATTTGCGATATTACCAGATGAATCTGCAATACCACTCCAAACACCATTGGCGCTTGTATCATTTGTATTTCCGGCTCGACTTACATAGAGTTGATTTCCATATGAAAGAAAGTTTGCACCGGTAAAAAAAGTTTCTGCATTAAGATTTGTGGGTTGACCAAATCTTTTCCATAAAGTATCTTCAGAATCTACTAATGTTAATTGACCAATGGGACCCCAACGAAATACACCAGCAAGAGCACCGGCAGTAGTAGAAGCGGTTGGAACAATTGCAGTTAAATCAATTTCTGATACATTGACACCTGGGCTGACTTGAAATGCCATCGGCTTCTCCCTTATTTCAAAAAATAGTTATAGAATGTTCTGTTGTATTTATAAAAATGAGAATTACAATAACCAATCTGAAGAAGATTTTTCAAAATCAATGTCTTCTGGATTTCTCCATATATCATCTATAAATCCAAAAGGACTTACATTTTCATCTACCAATCTTCTATTATTTTCAAGAACATCTACTCTAGCATCATTATCAGCCAATAGCTTAAAATATTCTTGATGAACTAACCAAGAGAATAATACACAACACATTACTAGATCGTCATGCTCACCTTCTTCGGCGGCATATTTGGCATTATGCTCGACAAATCTAAACATTTCATATAATAAATCATAATCATTGATTATTAATTTATCATTTTCAACTAGACTTTTAAAATTAGCGCAACCAATTCTTTTGACTGAAGTTGTAGTACGAACACCTATAGTATATCTAAATCCTCCAAGCGTTCCTCCAACTTTCTGGCCGTTTCTTCCTTTTACTTTAGTGGATAATACATGTTCATATTCTAAATCGTGTTGAAGAATATCTGCTACTTGTTGACCAATATCATTTGTTTCTACAAGAACATAAGCATCATTATAGTGTCTAGCCAAGTTATAAATGATTGTCGGATACACCAATGAAGAAATTTCATTATTTTTATATTTGGCGACGACTTTATATGGTGTTTCTGTAATATCAAATACAATAAACGCCGAATAATCTATTCCAGAACCACGAGAAGTATCTACAGAAATTAAATATATATGTTTTTCTTTTACGTCTTCATACATATCAACATCACCAGATATTAATATAGGTTCCATGTAAGTAAGCTGTGCAAGTTTAGAAGCATCAATAAGAGTATTAGAACTGCCTAAAAATTCTGTTTCAAACTCAACACGCCATTGCCGTTCAGATGTATTAGCAATATATTCTTTTTTAAATTTCTCATCTCTTCCTGGAACATCTGACCAATGAACAGAACATCTTTTATAAAAATTCTTTCCGTCTTCAGAATCTTTCCATATTTTATAAAATAAATTAAATCCATTTGGAGTAGAGACTATAATAACTTTTGTGGTTGTACCAGAGGTAATTGTAGGATATACTGATGCAAAAAATGCTTCTTGTATATTATTTGGTACGAATGCAAATTCATCAAGTACAAGTAGTGAAAAAGTTTTTCCTCTTACTGCCGATCCACCAGTGGCAGAAGCCATAACTTTTGAACCATTTTCAAGTTCAATATCACCCTCATTCCATCTTTTTACACCTTGTTGAAGCCATCTAGGAAGATGCTCAAACATTAATTTTACTCTGCTGAGTATTTCTCGCGCTTGCATATCTTTATTAGCAAGAATCGCAACTAGATAATTATTATTAAATAATATTTTATGTAAAGTAAATGCACAAACCGTAGTCGTTTTCCCACATTGGCGTAGTAATTTTGCTATACTATATCTATTATTTTCAAAAGTATTAACCATTTCTTCTTGAAACGGCCACATATCAAAATTAATCAAGCCTCTATCGACATGGACAATTTTACAATAATTTTTAATGAAATATATTTGATCTTCGGAGCATTTTTTATACTCTTTAATTAAATCTTCTGTCCAATTTATAGTAACATTAATGTTTTTAAGATTACTATTATTTAAATAATTTTCGGTCGCCATTATAAATTCTTTTATTCACTTTTTAAAAGTTTTAATATATCCGCAGTGCTTCCAACATACAATGTATTGTTAATTGTATCTGGGCCTTCTTTTTCTTTTTCTTGTTTCTTGATATCTTTAACTTGTTTTGAAAGATGTAAAAGCTTTTGATTAGCATCTACTAAATTATTAATAAGTGTTCCAACAACTTCAAAAGCACGAGGATGCTGAGCTTGTCTAGCAAAATCTATCATATCAGTCAAAGCGCCTTGACCTTGTTCTATGATATCATAAAGATTTCTTCTAGCATACTCATAATCTCTTTCTGCTTTATCTGAACCAGTTCCATCAGTAAATACCGGTGTGGCTTGTTCTACATCTGAAGCTTTTACATTATAAGAAATGCCCAAGATATTGCTTATATTATCATTATTTGCTATCATAACAAACCCTAATTTATGTTTGTAAAAAAGTCCGTAATATATCCATAATTATCATTTGCAGTTATATTAGATATTGGAATAGAAATAGAAACATTACTTGTTGGATTTCCATTTGCATCTAATCCAGGAATTATAGTGAAATATTCAGCGACTGGAGTTTCTTCATATATATTTAATTTCGCAGCATATGTATTGGCTCCAATATAAGCACTACTCATTACTAATGCTGTTGAATTAATATATGTAATTGAAGTGTTTGCCGGAATTCCATATGTTGTTGAAGTTACAAATTGACCAATACTTGCGCCGCCATTAGAAGATAATGTAACTGTAGCACTATTTGTAATCAAATTACCATATACTGTAATTGGAACTCCGTTGACGCCTTCTGCTGCTGTATTGGTGGAAGGAATATAGAAATTAACATCGACTTGAGTGATAAGCCCTTGAGTAGAAATTGGACCAAAAATATATCCCTTTAATACAAATTCTAATTCCCAAATGATAGCATATCGATCAGTAAAACTTCCTTCATATGTATCTTGATAATTAATTGATTTTAAAATAATAGGAATATCCATTATAATTCCCATTTCAGGAATCAGATTTATAGCTGTCGTCCATTCTGGTTTAAAGAAAGGAAGTATTTGTTCGACAATCCTACAAGCATCATCGGCATTTCTAGTCAATATTGATAATGAAATATTAAAATTATAAGGAACTGGATTATATTGAGTATTTGATACGTTATTGGCAGACCCAACTTGTTTGTTTCTTCCTATAGTATTTAATTTTCTTGAATTATCATAGTCTATACTTTTTATTTCAAATGTCATTCTAGGAAGTATTTGATTTGCTTCACGTAACAAATCAGGATTTTGTTGTAATCTAGCCAAGTATCTATCTTTAGGACCATAAGAAAGCGGAACAGTAATACTTTGAACGGTATTGTTATTACCGTCTACTCTATCTATTAGAATATCATTAAAGAGTGATCCAAAAAGAGTGATGTATTTTCTTATAGATCCAAAATAAAACGACCAACCAAACATTAATAGCCACCGTCATCAGAAAAAGGATTTTGAATCGAAAAATCAATAAATCCTGCCGCTAAAGTCTCAAATTCTTGATTTTGAATAATAGGATCAGTATCATTTATACTTGGATTGTCAATAATAAAATCATATCCATTTTGTGTTTGTAAATTGTAACCGTTTTCAGTTAATATAAAATAGTTTTGATTATCATCTACTGAGTAATATTGTTGTACGTTATCAACAGCAGGAATACCGGTATTAAATCTTTCTGAGTTATAATTAAATTTCTCTAATTGAAGTTCAAAATATTGTAAAGCACCTGTCTGATAAAATGAAGCTTCATGTTCAACAAACTTAATTTCAAATAAACCATTTGTAAACGGAAAATAAACTAAATCACCTTCTAAAGGTCTGATCATATTATAAAATGCTCCAATATCTTCAGCAAATCTTCTTCTACTTAAAGAAAGAACTAACTTATCAGCAACATTTAATCCAAACTTGCTGAGTAAATCTCCATCTCCTTGAAATCCTTCATAGGTATTGATATACATTTCTATTGGTATTGCTGTATTAAATGATGAAGTAGGTGCTTCATCAAATAACGGATCAATATAATTTGTGGAACGAATTATATAATAAACATCTATTCCAAAAATCTTAATCATCTCATCAGCAAGATTTTGCATGAGATTTTGCTCTGGCGAATAATCTGTAGCTCTGAAAAAAAAGTTTGTCGCCATTGCGGTTCCTTGTAGTATAATCTATATTTATACACTACACATTTGTCTATATTTCATCACACTGTGTCTATGAATACCAAGTATTTTTGCGGCTTTAGTTGCTTTCATATGCATTGTGGCAATAATATCGTCTCTATACTTATCTATTTGAAGTTTAGATTCTGATATCTTATTGCGGGTTTCTTTTGATTTGGGTACACCAACATGAGGATGTGGTTTACCTTTTAGTGCTTTTGAGATATTATCACCAACTTTTTTCTTATACTCATCTTGTTTCCAACGATCAGATACAATATTAGCCATAGTATCTCTGTATTCTTGTGAACCAAATTCCATGCGGACTAGTCTATTCTCAACAGGAAACTTTTCAGCCATAGTCTTTATCATAGACTGTTTTCTTTTTTCTATAACTTCTGGATTTGATGATTGATTATCTCTAGTCTCTAAACCTTTCATATATTTTTCGCGTACTTCAGGACGTTGCATGGCTTCTTTGGTTTTCTGAGAGATTCTTTTCTTGATATCTTTCTCATATTCTTCGGCTGTCCAATGACCATTTCGATGTTGTGTTAAGTTATAGTATTTTTTACCAAGTTCTTCTATTGGAATCATTGATAACCAACGATACTCTTCGTCTAGAAGTTCTAATTTTGTGGTGTAAATCCTAGAAATTATTCGCCTTTTGAAATCTGATTTTCTTCTATTATATGATTTTCTCATCCACCTAGAACTACAAATGTAACCATCAGATTCGATTCCCCAATGTGATCCTATATAAAACTTTTTGTGCTTACGATCATACCAAATATAAACAAATCCGTACTTTTTCATTTTAAACTCCTTTGAATAATATACTATCTTATACCACATCTAATAGATGTACATTTATTTAGTCATGCAAGACTAAAATGGGTCTTCTACCCGATCATGTCCGAAATTGGGAGACTCCACGAAGTATACATTTCTTGTTCTAATGATTCTATTTCTTTTTGAGCATTATCATAAATTTTATTAGCATTAAATTTCATACCACCTGGTAAATTTACGTCTTGATATTTAATCAGATTCTCCCCCCACTGTCTTTTAATTAATGCAGAAGCATATCGAATTAACCAACGATCTCCCCAGGCTTTAGAATATACTTCAGGATCAATGATTTGATATGCCTCTATTATGAGATATGAACCCGGACTTACAATATCCCATGCCATATCAAGATAAAGAATATTATTGTATCTATTATATCGAAGAGGTTGCTGACCGACTAAAAGTTGTTCTAAAAATTGAATATGCTGCATGGCGAGATAATAAGGAACCATTGTTGTAGCCGTCAAGTCATACAAATCATTCAGTGTGATTTGATAACGAATATTAAATAAATTATTAGAAGATAAAGATTCACCCACCGGAAACAGATTGATGGCTCCAATTATGTTTGATGGCATAGTAATATATTGATTATTAATATCTGTTTGTGTTACTTGATATTTGTAAAAAGTTCTTTCAGAACCTTCAAAGTGATAGTCCCAGAAAAAAGTTAAAGCTTCATCTATACGATCTTCTACTTGATCATCATCCACATTGATATCAATTACTGGAGCACCAACTCTACGAAGACAATAGTTTTTAAATTCTTCTCTGGTTGCAGGTATAGCCATTGTATTTTCCTTTAAATGTATTTACTATGTGAAGTAAAATATTACCGCACCACTTTGTCCAGATATATTATTACCAGAACCATTAGAACCCGCGCCGCCCGCGCCGTATGGACCACCATTTATTCCAGTTGTACCTGTACTATTTCCTGCGGGAGTTGCATCAAAATTATTTTGTCCGGTAATATTTGCTATGTTTCCACCAGTTGCACTTCCTCCATATGCTGCCCCCATAGTAAAAACACTTCCTCCTCCGTTATCAGTCATTGAAGTAATACTAAACGTACCAGAAGTAACTGTAGTAGCACTACCCGATTGACCTCCAGAAGAACCACCATTCCCTACTGAATAGTTTATGGTTTTAGTTGATTGCCCGGTTATATTATATGTGCTTCTTGAATATCCTCCAGCAGCACCAGGCGAACCTGGAATAATGCCAAATGGTGGATTGTTAGTTGCATTTCCACCGGCTCCTCCACCGCCCCAAGATTCAATTACTAAATTAATTGCTCCATATGGAATATTTATACTTCCAGATCCATTAGTAAAAGTATATAATGTTGGAGTAAATGTAACACCAGATTTGCCGTGTGCTCCAGCAAATGATGGAAGTATAAATGTCATTATGCGGTGTCTCCACCCATAATCCATGCGGCGGCAGATCCTCCGGAATTATTACTTACATAAAGTATGGCAAGTGCATATTGACCACTTGTATTTGCTCCGGCTGATCTATGAAAAAACGTAGTACCCGTTGCATTTGAGAATGTTACATTTCCAGTTCCAGTTTGAACTACTGTACAATTAAATCCCACAGGAGCTGTATTGGGCAAAGTCACTGTAGTAGCAGAAGAACTATTCATTTCCACTATCTTACCACTATCAGTATTAGCAAGAGTATAGTTCGCAGTCTGTTTATTAATATTTCCAAGAAATCCAGAAATTGTAGAATTACTAAATGTTGTTGCAGAATTTGTAAATACTACATTTTGCGTAGAATTACCTACAACAGCATTTGTCGAAAGTATTATTGAATTAGTATTGATGGCTGTAGAATTTATAGTAGAATATGTTGTGGTAGATGTATTACCTACTATAACAATAGCTGCGGCCGCGTTAACGGATAGATTTGCTGATATTACACTATTACCACTTACAGAAAAAATATTTGATATTGTTATTGCATTGGTAAATGTCCAGTTGTTGGCTGCAATCTGAGCACCCGTCAATCCACTAACTGACGTTGACCAATATACATTACTTCCTGTAGAATCGGCAGACGTTAAAACTTGACCGGCAGAACCAGGACTTCCATTGGCTATTATAGTTACGCCAGAACCAATAGTTAAGTTGGCGTTCATTATAGTTGTATTGGATATTGTTATTGCATTGGTAAATGTCCAGTTGTTGGCTGCAATCTGAGCACCCGTCAATCCACTAACTGACGTTGACCAATAAACATTACTTCCTGTAGATGTTAAAACTTGACCCGCAGAACCAGAACTTCCATTGGCTACAATAGTTACACCAGAACCAATAGTTAAATTGGCATTTAATGTAGTAATGCCGCCGATTGTTGTATTACCACTGATATTGGCCGTACCGATTATAGCAACATTTGCATCTGGAGAAGAAGTATTGAATCCAATTTTACCGGTATTTGCCCAAATTAAATTATTGTTTACGATTAGGCCATTTTTTACGACAAAAGAATTATTAGTAGTAGCCATATCGGTTCCCTTTCCCCGGAATATATTTGCTACTATTTATATTATGAATTATCCGGCCAACCTTGAGTAAAATCTGTGTTGGCTAATATTGAACTATTGGTGCTGTTTATTAGATTTATATAATACTTTTCTTGATCATATGCCGCTTGAACATGAGCAAATACTTTATTTGTTATGTTTGCCATATCGGATGCAGTTAGTGTAATGAAATCAGTATCATTTATTTTCCAATTAATAGAAGAATTTGATGAATTTAACATAAAAGAAGCTGTCATATATTTTATTTGTGAATCGCGGTCGGTGGCAAATACAGTATTACCTATAGTTATTCCGCCTGTTTCAATTTCATATCTTTTATCTGTTATAGAATTTATTAATTGATTAGTTGAAAGAAGAATTGTATTCCAAGATTGTGTCCAAACTCCATCAATAATTTGTGGCCGACTTTCTTGTACCATCCAACCAAAATTAACATTTGGTGTGGGCGTAGGAACAACGACTACATATTCTATATCATTTATAATTCCTCCAGACCAATTTTCTGGAAAACTTACATTAAGATTTTCCATTATCGGATTTGCTGGATATTGAATTATTTGATTATTAGATATTATTGCATACATATCATTATCCGTAAACTATTCCATTTATACCAATAGCAGTTCCGCCAATAATTATATTGGTCCATGTAATTGCATTTGTAGATGTTTGAAGAACAAAGCCTGACCCTCCTGCAACATATAATCCTCCTCCATACCCAACACAATTTAAATTACCAATATTAGCTGATGTTCTATTTGTCCAAGTTGTTCCATCCGGAGAAGTTTGAATTGCACCATTAACACCCACGGCTACAAATATACCATTACCATATGTTACAGCAGACATTTGATTAGTGTTAGCAGTTGTACGACTAGTCCATGTAATTGCGTTTGTAGATGACCATACCGATCCAGTGGCTCCAGCAGAAACATACACTCCATTGCCATATGCTACACCATATTGTACATTAGCATTTACACGAGTTCTATTTGTCCAAGTTGTTCCATCTGGAGAAGTTTGAATTGCACCGCCACCGCCTACAGTCACAAATAACCCATTACCGTAAGTTACAGCTTGTATAGTGTTAGTATTAGCTCCAGTTCTACTTGTCCAAGTTGTTCCATCCGGAGAAGTTTGAATTGCACCACCGCCACCCCCTGCTACAAATATACCATTACCATATGCTACACCATTCATGGTATTAGTAATAGAACCAGCAAATGCCTGAGTATTCCAAGCAATGCCATTATTAGATGTTGATACTTGTGCTGTAGTACCTACTGCGGTATAAATTCCATTGCCATATGCTATAGCTTGCCATACAAGTGAAGTTCCTGTATTATATCTTGGCCAAAAAACGCCATCTGTTGATATAAGAGAATTTGTAATCCCGGCCATAGCAACAAATTGTTGTATATGAGATGTATTTGCTGGTAATAAGTATTCATTAAATAAAGCCATTATCTAACATCTCTATTAACTTGATTTCCATACCAAGTTGTTCCTCCATTTGGAGTAAAAAATACCCAAATATCGGTATTAGCAGAAGGAATCGGGGCGGCCGCGCTAGGCCATTTGGGAGTATTAAACCAAGATATAGTATTAGTTCCACCATTGGCAAGAACTAAAACAAAAGAATATGCTGAGTTACTGGGAATACTACTAAAACTAATATTGGCAGCAGATCCATTTGCTGTAGCCTGAAAGAAATTTGCTGTAGAGCAATTAATTACAATATTATTTGTAGTTGCTATAGTTGTTTGTGCTATAGCATAATTTCCATTTATCATTAATTTGGTGGCTGGAGCAGTATTTGCAACACCAATATTTCCATTTGAAACAAAATATACACCAGTACCAATTGTGACTACATTTGTTGTAGTAATTAAATTTGCAGTACTAATTGCTACAGCATTTACTAAAGTTGAATTGGCGGTAAAAGTAGTACCAACATTTGCTGAAGTTGTTACATATAACGTAGCAGTATTTGTCTGTCCTGTAATATTAATTGCAGCAGCATTTACTAAAGTTGAATTGGCGGTAAAGGTAGTACCAACAGCATGAGATGAACCATTGACAACACCGGTATAATTTGGTAAATATGCAGCAATACTTGTATTGACTGCTGCTAGGGTTTGGAATGTCGAATTTACATAAGTGTTACTAGCTGCATAAGCATATATTGCTGTATTTTGAGCAAAAGTAGAATTTACATAAGTGTTACTAGCTGCATAAGCATATATTGCTGTATTTTGAGCAAAGGTAGAATAAACACCAGTATTTTGAGCAAAAGTAGAATTTACATAAGTGTTACTAGCTGCATAAGCATATATTGCTGTATTTTGAGCAAAAGTAGAATTTACATAAGTGTTACTAGCTGCATAAGCATATATTGCTGTA